TCAGGTATCCCACTCATCCAGTGGCCAGCCGGTTTCAGTGAAGGGGTTGATGTTCAATTCCTGGCGCACCTGTTTAAGGAAGTTCTGGAACTGGGCGTACAGCAGACTGCCCCACTGGCTCAGGTTGGGCATCTCGCCCGGGCGGCCGCCCCAGGTTTCATTGAGCGATTGCGAGCGGATCAGCGCACACTGGCCGGCTGTGCCGGCAATGATAATTTGGCGGTGGTCCTGGCGCACAGTGGTAACCGTGGCGGAATCCAGATCCTTGACCTTCTGTGTGCGGGTGTATTCCAGGTAAACTTTTTCACCAGTGGCCGGGATGGGCATTCCAGTGAAATACAACTGTGGCACGCCAGCCACCCAGGTCAGCTGGTAATCCTCGCGCACATCCACATATGGATCGGTCTGGCTGGCATCATAGGGATGCAGCAGGGTGTGAATGGCGATCAGGTCAGTCTGCGCGGTCAGCGCAATGCTGCGTCCGCCCGCTGCCAGTGTCAGGCTGGCGCTGGTAAAATCCGGGAAGGTGCGTGAATATTCGTTCAGCACCCGCCGCAGGGCTTCATCAATGATGGTGGTAGAGTATTTGATGCCAGTATCAGACAGGGTGTTTTGAACAGAAGTGCGATATTCAGCCAGGTCGTTCGCCATTTTTCCTCTCGATTCGCTGAAAAGTTGAGCCCCTCATCTGCCCTCTCTCCATTAGGCAGAGGAGAAGCGCCTGCCACCGGTGGACACTATATGCTTACTTCTAAAGCCCATAGGCGTACACGGCCGATAGTCGGTGGCAGGCAAATGAATCTTTTATCTATCCGCTGCCAATGCGGGCACCGGCATCCTCAATGGCCACGCCGAAGATGTAGCCAACCAGCACCACCAGCATGCCGGTGATCTGTTCCTCACTGAGTGGGAAATCGGGTTTGAAGGCCTTGAGAATGATCATCGCCAGGCCGATGACAGCCGCCCAGAATTTGCGTGAGCGTAACAAGTAGCTTAATTTGTTTTCCATACATTACTCCTTAGGTAAATAATTTTTTTGGTCTCATACTCGCAGGGTGAAATTGGCGCGTGCACCGAAGAATTTAAACACCGTGGTTGCAGCACAATCCACCACCAGCTGCAGCCAGTAGCAATCACCATCATCCACCCAGGCCGGTGTGGTCAGGGTCACTGTTAGGCAATGATCGCCATCCACCGCCAGGCGCTCCGCGGCGGTGTCATGTCCACCATCGCAGGTGGTGGCTACCGCAGAGCCAGATGGGGCAGTATCATCTGCGCTCAGCACCATCTTTTCCAGTTCCACTGTGGCAAAGTCATCCGCAGCAGCCGTGCCGATCGAATACCAAACATCGATCGAGGCCAACCGGCAGCCCTTGAGCCCGCTGCTGTTGCCATCCAGGCGGATGGGGATCAGGGCGGTAAAGCTGGCATCTGCAGCGCTGCGGTCCATGGAAACCACATTGGAAGCAATGGCCGGCGCCCAGGTGCCAGCCGAGAACTCAAAATCCGAAGGCGGGATGAAACGCGCCATGTGGGTATCATTGACATAACCCATAAGAAACTCCTTTTTCTGGATTTGTTAAAGTGGCTGGTTAAGCCACGTTGCTTTTGTGCAACGGCCTAAAATCGTTCACCCAGCACGCCAAAAAGTGGCGCACCTTGAGGCGGTGCTCATCGTTGCTGAACACAGCCGGGCTAAGCTCATCACCGGCGATGAAGATCTCCGGCAGGATGCCGAAGCGCTCGCCCACGTAAATGGCCGGAGTAATGAGCGGATCGCAAACCGCCGCCCAGTTGTTGGCATCCGTCCATTCCGGTACTGTCACCACATCCCCGGGCTGTCCGCGCTGCTGGTTCTCGGAATAGATGTTGGCGGCGTTCTCCAGGGAAGGGTAAAGCACCTTCATGGCGGTCAGCTGCAGGGCGCGCGGCACCACGCAATAGCGCGGGTTGATGGCCATTCTCGGACCCGTTCCGATGATGCCGGTCGCGTTCTTGACCAGCATGGGCTGGTTGTAGACCGCCGTACTGACCACATCCCACTCCCCCGCCGAAAGAGCGGTGGTCAGCAGGTTGGCATGCCCGCCGGCTGTGGTGACTGCCGTAGCATTGAACAGCGCCCCACCATCTGCCATGCTCGGGCCCACACCGGCGTTGTCGCTGAAGATGGCCGCCACCAGGGCGCTGATCTTGCGCAGGCCGGCAGCCGCCAGTTCACGCGGATAGGCAGCCAGCTTGCGGGCTTCATCCCGGTCGATCAGCTCCAGGGTGAGCGGGATGTAACCACCGTACTTGACAAACGAGGCAGTCTCCGGGCTGTCGCCAATGGCCAGTTCGGTATATTCTGCCCCCTCGGCCACCGTGGGCAGCGTTCCCACGGTGCCCACCAGCGTGCCGGTAATGGTGTTAAGGTTGTTGAAATGCTCGATGCGTGCAATGCGCGTCCACCAGTCATAGCCAGCCCTGCCCAGCTGCTCCCAGGTGTTGACCACAATCTTGTTAAGTGCGTTCTTGATGATGCCGGTAAAGTCGGCTGTGGTGGCAAACTGTGCCCGTCCGGCGTCAAAGCCGCCGTGCAGGTCATAGTCGCCGGTCAGCAGCAGGTATAGCTCACGGATGCCCGAAAGGCGGGCGGGCTTGAGTCCCTCGGCGCCTTTCTCACGCGGGGCTCCCAGCAGGTCATCGGCGGCCGCCTGCAAGCTATCCCGGCTGTCAAACACCTGGTGAATGCGTGCTCCTTGTACCACCGCGCCAGACGTCAGTTCTGCTACCAGATGGCGGCTGTCCTCAATGGCGGCCTGCAGCTCAGCCACTTCAAAAAGCCGACTGGCAAATTGGCGGCGCAGGCGCGCCTGGGCTGGCAGAGGCAGTTGGCTGGATTGCAGTGTGCTTTCCAAAAATTGTGCACACATCTCCGCGCGCAACCCGCGCACTTTCTCGGCTTCACCTTGCGTGGCTGTGCCATTGCCATCACCCTGCCCGGGGGTCAGACCAGGCGCATGCATCGGTTTTTCCTTTATTTCTTCTACAGACATTATGTTTCCTTTCTTCTTTTGATTGAGTTGGCGAATGAATTCCCCACCGCGGGCGGGGTTGACCACCAGGTCCACGCTAAAAATGCGCAGGATCTGCTCCACCTGCTGCTCCCGGGCGCTGAAGGCCAGGTCGGCACTAAAGCCGATATGCGGCTTTTTGCCCTCGTCGTTCAGCACCTGTCTACCGATCTCTTTCAGGATGTGTGCGCCCGGTCCCAGGGCGCGCAGTTTAAGCAGAATGCCCTGCCGTTCCTTACTCCAGGCGGGCGAGTGGCAAACCCCGGCCAGGTCATGCACCGAGTGGCCAAACCAGTGGTGGTCGATAAAGGATTCCACCCCGTCCCACAGCGGCACAGATTGCCGCAGCACCTCAGCCGAAAACTGCCAGCCATTGCCCTCACCGGCGGTGATGGCCAGGATCTCAAATTCACCCTGCTGGTTTACCTGCGCTTCCTGCAGGTCGATGCGGATCTCATTGTGTGTATTCATTTGCATTTTTATTTCTCTCCCTGAACAGGCGTGGTGTTGGCATCCACTGCCAGCCCGCCCGGCAAAGCGGACGCGTTCTTGCCGCGCGCCAGCATATTCTCGATATCCACGCTCTCACCGGTGAACTTGTAGGCCAGGCGCAGCAGTTCAGCGTCATCGATCAAGCACCGATCGCGCAGCTGGGTGAGCACGCTGATGATGCTGCCGGCGGCTGTTGCCAGGCTGGCATTATCAGTGGTGGAAATATCATCCGCCTGGATGCTGATCTGGTAATCGCCTCGTTTGCCCGCTGCGCTAGGCCTGCCCAGGGGCGCCACCAGGCAGCGCCGGCTGCACACCACGCTCAGCAGGTCCTTCAGCAACCACAGGAAGAATTCCTGGCGCTGGGTCAGGCGGCGGTAAGTCGGGCCGCCGGCTGCCTCGGCGGTGGTGCGCGTGGAGGATTCCGGCTCGGCCAAAAAGTGCATCGGGATGCCCGCCCCACAGGCGATCATTTTCTTGAGCGCCAGCCCATCCGTTGAGGCATCCCGCCCTTCCAGGCGCGGGCTGATCACACTCCACTGCTCGTTTTCATCCGTCACCAGGATGGAACCCGGCCGGGGCGGGGCAGCGTTCAGCGCCTGCTGGCGGACTTTGCGCTGCACCTCTGAGGCAAATTTGGCTGAGACCACGTACAAAAAGGCATTGCGGAAGCGGTTCAGGCGTGCCCGGTCTTCCAGCCAGTTGGAGTAGCGCGCCAGCCACTTGAGCAGTGGTGCCAGGTCCGGTTCGCCCCACTGTGCCCCGCACGGGCGGTTGATGGCGTATTGCAGCATGACCGGCTGGGTGGGATCATCCGTATTTTCGTCATAGGCCGGATAGTTGCGTTCTTCCCCGCCCAGGCTGGTTTTGGGGGTGAAAGCCAGCGGCTGTTCAATGTCATTATCTCTGGAGTGGATGGCATCCATGTTCTGGGTGGGGATGGTGCGCACAAAACTCATGCCGCTGGCATCCGTGCTGATCAGCAAAAACAGGTTGCCCGTGCGGGTCAGTTCATCGCACATTTCGTGCAGGCGCACCGGCATGCGGTTGAGGCGGTGGTTCCAGAACTCATGCAGGAAAGCTGCCACCGCCTTGTCACGTGAGGTGATAGCCAGCCCAGCCCCGATCACATACTGCGAGGTCAGGTCCACAATGCGCCGTGCCAGCGGATTGGTGCGCCAGGCCTCCAGGGCCTGCTCCAGCACCTGGTGGCGGTCATAGGCATACCGGTCGCGGTCGGATTCGGAGACAGAGCGTGATCCAACCAAAAAATTGTTCTCGGTCTCAGCCACCGATAATTGTTTGCGCACCTCCTGGTTGATTTGGTTCTTAAAGAGCATTTCTAATAAATTCATCAGTTATCCTTTGATTGTCTTTTGCAAATCGTCCTTGGGGGCAACGAAGCAATCTGCCATTTTGTTATCAGTTTGAGATTGCTTCGCCTGCGGCTCGCAAAACCAGAAAAATCAAAAGCCATGGTCAAGTTCCTCCAATGGATCCTCATTCTGGATGAGCATCGCTGCGGAAGGTACCATCCACTCCTGTTCATCCAGCACCGCCAGCATAGCCGCGCTGATCAGCAGGTCATCGTGCACCGGGCTGCCATCTGCAGGGTCGCGCGTGCCATCCGGCACTCCCCAGCGCACCAGCTTGTGCGCCCCGGGCAGGATCTCAAATTCACAAAAGCGCACCTGCCTCCAAAATTCGGATTGTTCACTGGATTGAATGCCATCCACCACCCTGCCTCCCGTTTCACCAGGGCAGGAAATCATCGCATCCTTGAAGCGGCCGGAATCAATAATGCCCAGGAACTTCCACAACAGGTCACTCTTGCTGCGGCTGGTGAACTCAAACGGGAGCACCCTGTCTGGCAGGGCGGCGCTCAGGAAGCTGGCCAGCCCGGCTCCCACCCCGGTACAGTCCACCACCAGCCAGCGCACGCTGAAAAGCTCCGCCAGCGCCCTGATGGCGTTATACAGGTTGGAATGCCTTACATTGGTCCACTGCCTGCGCAGCACCACCCGGTAGCAAGGCCGGCGGATGAGCACATCCTCCACGGTGGAAAAATCGATTCGAAAAATGGTCAACGCGGTGCTGTCATGCCGCAGGGCAGAGGAATCTGCCGCCCAGCCAGTCTGCAGCTCAGCGCTTGCCTGCTCGTCCTCGCCGGCCACATCCAGGGTCATGGCATACACCGCACCCGGCAAAGGCGCCGGTTCGGGGGTATGCCCGCCGCGCATCAGTGCCTGCCGTTCGGGTGGGAACAGCCCGCCTTCCGCTTCCAGCTCCTCACAAAAATACTGCGTGCGCACCATGGGATGGTTGCGCCCCAGGCGTGCAATCTGCTCACTGACAAAACTGCCATAGGCCGGCACCTCACGCGCCACATCATCCGCCGTCATCACAAACACCCTCTGGATGCCATCCTGTCTTTGCAGTTCGCGCGCAGCCCGCAGTTCCCTGGCCAGCAGGGTGCGCCCGGTCCAGGCCGTGCCCCACAGCACACGCGTGGCGTTGGTACTGGCCGCCATGGGGGCAATTTCCTTGTCGTATTTGCTGATAAGCACATCCTGGGCTTCGTCCACCTCCAGCAGCACGTTGGCCGTGGCACCCACAATGTTGGCCTGCGGCTGCCCGGAGAAGAACATCATCCGTGCGCCGCCCATACGGTAGATGTAGCCGCTTTCCTTGCTGTAAAAGTGGCGCGTCAGGCAGTTGGCCTCCAGCACCCGCTCCAGGCGGCGCATGGCGTTCAGCGTTTGCGGCTTCCAGGTGGGTGAGACCTTGATCATTTCAATATTGGCCATGTTGCTCAGGATGGTCAGCAGGTAGCATTCCAGCTGGGCTTGCAGCTCGTTCTTGCCGCTCTGGCGCGGGAACATGACCACCAGCGTTCGCCCGGCTTTTTCCTGGATGCTGGCATGGATGGCCTGCGCCACTCCCTGCTGGTAGCCGCGCAGGGTCAGCCCGCTCGTCTCGCGTGTGAACAAATTGATGTCGGTCAGGATCGGAATCAGCTCGTGCACCAGGGCTGCCTTGCGTTCGGCGCGGCTCAGGCCGCCCGGCATAGGCGGCAGATCTTCTGGGAATGGGTCCTGGCTTTGTGTTGGCATAGAGGGTTGAAAGCAGATGGTCGTCTTTAAACGAAATGGATGTGCCTGGCATGGCTTAGCGCTGGCCTCCCAGCCAGGCGGCAATGGCTGCCGCAATGAGGGTCAACCCCGCCTGCCCGGCTTGCGCCAGAGAGGTGGCCGCCTTGAGTGCAATTACAGCATCATCCACGCTGCGCACCCTTTTTTCGTGGTCGTCCAGGCCGGCCCGCAGGTGCTGCAGTTCGTGCCCCAGGTTGGCCAATTTTTCCGCCTCCAGCGTCTGGTGATGGCACAGGTCCGCCTCCAGGCGCTTTAAGCGCGCATCGATGGAGTCCCTGAAGCGGCTCAGTTGTTCGCTCAGCAGTTGCATCTGGATATCTTCCATATAATCCCATCTCTCGGGTTGCAATGATCAGCGCCTCATGCAGCAGGCGCGGGTCAATCTGGCTTAGGTTGCACATTGATCATTCCCAGTGCGGTGGAGAGCACATCCAGCATGTCCAGCCGCTCCCCTTCCAGTTCGCGCTGTGTGCGCAGCATATAGGCCAGCCGGCTGGCCGCGCTGGCCAGCGTATGCAGGGTTTTGCCCCACGTCTCCGCATCCGCGTTGTGCTCATCGGCGTACTCGAACACGCGCCGCATGCTCACCCGCAGCAGCGTGACCTCGTCCTCCAGCAGCCGCCCCTGCCCGTTGATCAGATCCTCCAGCTCCACCTGGCGGAAGCGGCGCGAATAAAAACCGTGCCGCATGGCGTTGGTGTTGCCGGGTTGTGCCCCGCTCTTGCGGGCTGAAAGTGTTGGGTTCAT